CGCCTCCACGGCGGCGAGCGTGGTGTAGTCCAGCCCGGCGATATAGGCCGGAATGCCCGGCAGCGGCACGGTGATGAACGGTGCGCCGGACGCCACCGCGATGCTCGCCGTCGTGATCGTGGTCTGGCCGTTCGCCAGCGTGATCACATAGAGCGGGACCCAGCCCGAGGTCACGCCCGGGATGGTCTGCGATCCGGTGGCCGCCGGCGCGCCCGGCCCCACTTGCAGCGCCACGGTCTGCAGCCGCTGCGTATTGATCGCCGCCCCGCTGCCGCCCGGCCCGGAAAACGGCACCGCCGGGTTGGCGGCGTTATAGAAGGGCAGCACCAAGGGCGTGCCGTCCGCCTCCTGCATCTGCCCCTCGATCAGAAAGCACTGGCTCTGCCCCGCCGTCGAAGGCGGCACGAAGGTCAGCGTGGTCGCGGCCAGGTTGATGCCCGCTTTCATCAGCGGGTCCGTCGTGTCCGCCAGCAGCGAGGACCCGAACGCGGTCGCCTCCAGCACGCTCAATTGACCCAGCGTGCCGCGCCCCACCAGCACGGACAGCGAGGCGGGCGCGGTCGGCGTGCAGGCCAGGCCATAGGCCCAGGCCGAAGCGCCCATCGCCGCTTCCAGCGCATAGCCGATCGCCTTCATGGCGAATTGCTCGGCCTGGTTGAATTCGTAGCTGCGCGGCAGCGAACCGAGCGTCGCGATCTGACGGTCCATGTCGTCTCCTTAGATAATTCGCGCCTGGCCGAGCGCGCCGGCGCCCAGCACCAGCGGCGCGCCGTTGACGATCCGCACCCAGGCGGTGCAGCCGGACGCCATCACCCCGGCAATGGCGGCGTAGATTTGCGTGTCCGTGACGCCGCCGATCGAAAGCGCCGACCAGGCGAACGCGCCCTCGTCCCAGCCGCCCAGCGGTTCATCCCAGCCGGACGGCTTGCCCAGCGTGGCCGCCTGCAAGGCGCCGATATCGGGCGCCGTGCCGCGCTCGATGGTGACGAAAATTTGGAACGGGCAATTCAGATCGCCCCAGCCGCCGCCCGAATCCCAGCCGAACGCGCCTTCATCCCAGGCGCCCGTGTCGCGGATGTTCGACGGTTCGAACAAGGCGGGCGTGTTGCCGGTCAGGTCCTGGCACGCCTCGATGATCGCCGCCCGGGTCAGCCGGGGGCGCAGCACCTCATGCTGGATGCGCAGCGCGAAGCCGTAATCGCTCTCGTTCGGCCGGCGCACCACGGTGAAGCCCAGGAAATCCTGCGCCGCCAAATCGACAAACCCATCGGTCGCGGTCAGCAGCCGGGTCTGCAATTGGACGTAGCCCAGCAGCCCGAACACCTGCGCCAGCACCGAACCCAGCCCCGCCAGCAGCCCCGACAGGACCGGCGTGCTGTCCGCATCCGCGAACCATCCGCCCGGCAGCACGGCCCGCAGCCGCGCCGCCATGTCGTTCTGATCGCCGACAGCCATCAGGCGACCGTCGAAGTCGTGATCCGGCAGCGCTGATACGCCGCCGCCGTGATGCTCACCGTGCCGCCATTCAGCGTCAGCGTGGCGATGTCGGCCACGCCCGGATCGGCATCGAGGATCACCTGCGACATGCGGCTGATCGAAAGCGTCTGGCCGAACGCCAGCGTTGCGGCATAGGCGGCAATGGCGGTCTGCACATTGGCGATCACGTCGGGCTGCACCGCACCGGCGTTGTAGGACAGCACCGCGTTGACCGAGACGCCGACCACCTGGACGGCCATCACATACAGCGTGATCCCGCTCGCCCGCACCGCATCGACGGCGGTGAACACGCTGGCCAGCAGATTGGACGGCGGCGCGCCCGATCCGTCATCGACATACACCGTCGATGATCCCGCGCCCGGCGCGCCGTCCACGATGGTATAGGTCAGGCCTTGCTGGACCGACACCACGGCAGCGCCGATCGCCGCATCCGTGCCGGCGCGCAGGCCCAGGATGAACAACTGGAACCGCGCCTTCAGCGCCGCATCCGTCTCCGCGTCGGCGCCATTCGTGAAGGCGGCGCTGTTGGTCGCATAGTCGATCCCCGCCACGCCGTGACGCTGGCCGTCCCAGCCGCCACCACATAACCGAGCGAAGTGGCCGACCACGCCGCGTTGGTGGTGTCCGTGGTGACGGTGAAGATCTGCGAACCGTCCGTCGTCTTGATCTGCACGCCAGGCAGCACCAGCGCCGGCTGGGTGGCGCTGTAGCGCGATAGCGTGACAGTCCCGGTGGCCGCCACCGCCGGCAGGCGGGTCAGCGTCCAGTCGCCGACGAAGCTATCGACGTCGGTCCCGGTGCTGGTGGAGAGCCGCGTGGTCTGCAGCACCAGCAGGATCAGCCATTGCAGCCACAAGCCAACGCTGGTCACCGCCTCCGCCATGGCGCGCCAGACCGAGCCGATGGTGAAATCCAGCACGGTCGCCGTGGTCGCCTGCGCGGCGGCGGCGAAGCGCCGGACCGTGGCGATCTGGGTCAGCAGGTTCAATTGCATGGGGCGCTCCGGCAGATCAGGGCGCGTTGGACGCGACGGGAACGGTGGCGGTCTGGCCTTCGCCGGTCACGGCATCGACATAGGCGACGCTGGCGGTGACCGTGCCATCCACCGCCACGGTCACGGTCACGGCCGGCGGGTCCGGCGTCTGGCTGACCACGGCCTCGTAGGTCATCTGATTGAGAATCACCGCCTCGATCGCATCGGCCGCGGCTGGCTCGCCGATGAACTGCGCCAGCCCGGCGCCGTAATCGGGTTGCCAGATATAGTCGCCCGGGTTGGTCAGCAGCCGCCGCAGCACGCGCTGCACGCCAAGCGGGCTGCCATCCGCCGCCAGAATGTCGCCCGCCGCCGACAGCGCCAGGTCGCCGCTGAAATCGAGGGAAAGGTCAGGCATCAGGGCGTGACCAGATTCGGCGCCGCGGTCTGCGCGCCGCCGCTCTGCACGCCGCCATGGGTATGCGCGTTATGATCGGTCCGCAACAAAGCCAGCGTGCCATGCACGCCGTTCTGGTCGCTGATGTCGCCGCTCACCAGCAGCGTGCCGTTGATCTTGACCGTGCCATTCATTTCGATCACGCCGCCCGCGGTCAGCCGGAAGGTCGAGCCGCTGGGGTGGCGGAATGTCGGCTCACCCGGCACGGGCGGGATCGCAACACCCCCGCCATAGGGCTGGATCGTGCCGACGGGCTGGCTGGTCGAGTGCACCGCGCCCAGCACCACGCCATGGCGCAGATCGCCCATATCCGGCGCCACATAGACCTGGGTGCCCACCGGCGGCAGCGTGGACGCGCCCCAGCCGGCGCCCGCCGCCATCTGCGCCACCGGCAGCCAGCCGGATTGCGTGCCCTCCTCGTCCCACGACACCCGCACCAGCGGCTCGTTCGGGTTCACGGCGGAGACAATGGCGTGCCGCCCCATGCCCAGATTGGCGAGCTGCTCGGCGACTATGCCGCGGATCAGGTTTTCCAGTTCGGTCACGGCGCTGCCTCATCGGTTTGCGGGCCATGGTTCTTGATGGCGATCGTCTCATCCGTGCCGTCCTGGCCGATATGCCGCGTCACCTCGCCGACGTAGTAAGGCTGCGCCTCCCAGCCCGTGCCCACGCCTTCGAGCTGGATCACGTCGCGTGGCGACACGGCCAGCTCGACCGGGCATTCGATCGTCCCGGTCCGCTCATGCCGGGTGATCTGCTCGCGGTACTGGTCCGCCAGCTTCTGCGCTTGGTCTTCCGTTAGGTTCGGCCTGGTATAGACGTAGCGGGTGACGCCATCCTTCGGCTGGCCCGTCGTGGAGCCGGATGGCGAGCCGCGCTGAAACGAACGCCCCTCGCGCGAGCGCCAGGACCGCACCACGACTTGCACGTCTTTGGCCAGGGTCAGCGAGCGCCGCAGCACCAGCCGCGTCGCCCCCAGCGCGCGGGAGGCCGGGTCGAACCGCACCGTATAAGGGCTGCCCGGCAGGGTGACGCCGGGCTGGAAATACAGCGTGGTCCCGGACACGAACACGTCGAAGCCTTCATCGCGCGCCATCTCGGTCAGCAAATCCCATTCGGTGCGCACGCGGGAGAACTGGTCATGCGTGATCTGATCGTGATCGACGGCATAGAAGCGCTTCACCAGAGTCGTCGTCGCCGTCACCTGCGCCGTCAGCCCGTGCCGCCCGGCCAGGGTGGTGGCGATCTCGCTGGCGGTCTGGTTGGCGAAGGCCTCCTGCGTCTTCGCCGCCACCAGCCGCTGTGTCAGGTCTTTGCCCTTGGCCCGGACACTGCCCCAGACCGGGTCGATCTCGATCTCGTCCGCCTCGCCG